AAAGACTAGATTAACAAAAGCCCAGGCAGATGCAGCAGAGCTAAAAGTATCAGAGCTAGAAGGTGCTTTAATACCAGCTAATTTAGTAATAGATACCTGGACAGATATTGCAGCTGTTGTAAGAGTTAAATTATTAGGACTAGCATCAAAAATTGCACATCATGTTATTGCTGTTAAGACTTACCAGGAAGCAGAGATAATTATAAATAATGAGGTTTATGAAACCTTACAAGAACTAGCGGAGAGCAATGGAATACCTAAAGACTATGCAGGGCGTGTTGAACAGCACCATGCAGACATTCAGGCCACCACCGAAACTAACAGTTAGCGAGTGGGCAGATAACTACAGAAAACTATCCCCAGAATCTAGTGCTGAAAGTGGATCATGGAGAACATCAAGGTGTGAATACCAAAGAGAAATAATGGACAGCTTCAACAGTCCAGGTATTGAAAGGATTGTTGTTATGACTAGCAGCCAGGTAGGTAAAACTGAAATACTTTTAAACGCTCTGGGATATTATGTAGATCAAGATCCTTCTCCTGTTATGGTAGTGCAACCCAATCTAACTATGGGTCAGGCTTTTAGTAAAGATAGACTTGCTGCAATGATAAGAGATAGCGATAAATTAAGAGAAGTTGTTAGTGATGCTAAGAGTAGGGACTCTGGCAATACAACTATGCATAAAAAGTTTCCAGGTGGTCATATAACCATTTCTTCCTCTGGATCTCCAGCGGGATTAGCTAGCAGACCCATACGTTGCCTTTTTTTGGATGAAATAGATCGTTTTGAACATAACGTAAAAGGAGAAGGATCTCCTATATCTTTAGCTACAGCCAGAACCAAAACATTCTTTAATCGTAAGATCTTTATGTGCAGCACACCTACAATTAAAGGTATATCAGCTATTGAGTCTGCTTTTGAAGAATCAGACATGCGTTATTATAATGTTCCATGTCCAGAGTGTGACCATTACCAAGTTTTAAAATGGAAGAATGTTGTTTGGGATGAGAACAAACCAGAAACTGCTGTTTATGCATGTGAAGATTGTGGATCTCTAATTGAAGAATCTAGTAAACAATGGATGATAAATAACGGAAAGTGGGTTGCTACTAATGCATTAAACAAAACTGCTGGGTTTCATATATCAGAATTGTATAGTGTCTGGTCTACTTGGGCTGATATGGCTACTAATTTTCTTGAAGCTAAAAAGAATCCAGAGACTTTAAAAACATTTATTAACACTGCTCTGGGACAAAGTTGGGAGGAGCAAGGCGATACTGTTGAGTATGAGGCTTTATTACAACGAAGGTTAAATTATGACCATACAGCTATTCCAGAAGAAGTATTAGTTATAGTTGCTGGTGTTGATACCCAAAAAGACCGATTAGAAATAACCATTACTGGTTATGGTAGAAATTACGAAGCCTGGGTTATAGACCACCGCATATTTTGGGGAGATCCCAATGCTGCTAACTGTTGGGCAGACTTAGATGCATATTTAAAAACACGTTTTAAAACTGAATCTGGCAGAGTGATGCCTATATCTTGTACTTGCGTGGATTCAGGTGGTCATTCGACCAACGCTGTTTATCAATTTACTAAGCCAAGACAAGCCAGGAGAATCTTTGCAATCAAAGGTTTAAGTGTAGCTGGTAAGCCAATAGCTAATAAACCAAGCTATGTGGGTAAAAATAAAGCTGTTCTCTATGGTGTTGGTACTGATTCAGCTAAAGAAGCTATATATGCCAGGCTAACAACAGATATAGATCAAACAACTTTACATTTTCCTAGTGACGTAGACGAAGAATACTTTAAACAACTTACAGCAGAAAAAAGAGTAGCTAAATTTGTAAGAGGTAAAAAATCACTTGTTTGGAAACAGATCAGACCAAGGAATGAGGCTTTAGACTGTTTAGTTTACTGCTTTGCAGCTATTTATATATTAAACCCTAACTGGGACTCAATAGAGCAAAGAACCTTAGTTAATAAACCAGATGTAGTACCTCAAGAAGAAAACAATCCACTAATAAGACAAAGAACCAGGCAAACTAGCAATTTTGCTAACAGTTGGAAAGATTTATAAACTTCATACCTAAGAGTTGACAAATATATTTTGGCTCATAACTTAAATATTAGATATATCTAATTATTTTAAGAGGTTTTTTGCTTGAGCAACGTATTTGACAGAGCTAATTATCCAGAAAAAGAACCAATAGAATTGGTTGTTGGCGATTACTGGGCATGGAAAAAAGAAGGTCTAGCTTCAGACTATCCAACATCAACCTATTCATTAAGCTATGAATTCCATTGTGACTCTGGTGGTGGTGGATCTCACCAATTTACAATTAATGCTACTGAAGCAGATGATGTTTATTACATAGAAGTCCCATCATCAACCTCTGATAACTACAATCCACATGATTATATCTGGGCTTCTTACATAACTAGAACAGCAGACTCAAGCAGAACACAAATAGGCGAAGGTAAAATGACAATATTACCTAACCTGGCAAATACAAATGCAGATCTTAGATCACATGCAAAAATTGTACTTGATAGTTTAGAAGCTGTTATCCAGGGTCGTGCAAATATGGATCAGAGCAGCATGTCTATTGCTGGCAGATCACTTTCCAGAATGTCCATTGATGAACTAATGACATTTAGGGATAGATATAAAGCTGAATACTTACAAGAAGTTAAATTAGCAAGATTAAAAAATGGCGATACTTCTGGAAATACAATACGGGTTAAATTCTAATGGCATGGTATAGCAATATTCTTAACAGAAGAAAAAAAGACAAATCAATCAAATTAAACAAACGAACATATCAAGGTGCTAATGTTGGCCGCCTTTTTTCAGACTTTTCATCAACATCAACATCTGCTGATTCAGAAATACAACCAAATTTAAGAATATTAAGAGCCAGGGCAAGAGAATTATCAAGAAATGATAGTTATGTAGCTAGATATCTAAATTTAATGATCTCTAATGTTGTTGGTAAATCTGGAATACGCATAAGTTCTAAGGCTAGAGATGATAATGGCACTTTAGATATTAGTGCAAACCAACAAATTGAAGCCGCCTGGAAGGAATGGTGTAAAAAAGGTATATGTGTTGCAAATGGCAGGATGTCATTTTTAGATGCCCAGAAGCTTTTTGTAGAAACCTTATACAGAGATGGAGAGGTATTAGTACAACATATCCCAACAAACACTAATAAATTTGGTTATATGATTCGCTTTTATGAGGCAGATCATCTTGATGAAGACTATAACGATACTGCAAACAACGGTAATGCTATAAAAATGGGTGTAGAAATTGATTCTTTTGAAAAGCCAGTTGCTTATTACATGTTTAAAGATCATCCATATGACACTTTATATGCAAAAACAAGAAAACATATAAGAGTACCAGCTAGTGAGTTGTTACATGTCTACTTATGCAATAGACCAGAACAAACTAGAGGTGTTTCGCCTATTTCTACTGCAATGGCTAACATAAAACTTTTAAATGGTTATTTTGAAGCTGAAATTGTAAGCGCCAGGACAGCAAGTAGCAAGATGGGGTTTTTCACTAGTCCAGATGGCAATTCATACGTTGGGGATGGTATAGACGACAATTATGCACCAGTCATGAACGCTACACCTGGTACTTTCGAGCAATTGCCTGCTGGTATGCAATTCCAGACGTTTGATCCTAGCCATCCATCAACTGCTTTTGATTCATTTACTAAATCAGTATTAAGATCAATAGCTTCTGGCTTAAACATTTCATATCATTCTTTAAGTAATGACCTTACTTCAGTCAATTATTCTTCAATTCGCCAAGGTGCTTTAGAAGATAGAGCTGCTTACCAGATAGCACAACAGCTAATGATTGATCATATGATTGAGCCTATATTTAAAAAATGGCTTGAAATGGCTATATCTACAGGAACAATCAAGCTTCCTATTGCTAAATTTGACAAGTTTTTTAACTCTACCAACTATATTGCTAGGGAATGGGCATGGATTGACCCATTAAAAGAGATCCAGGCAAATGTTGTAGGCCTACAAAATGGAATAACAACATATTCTGATATTGCAGCTGCCCAGGGCAGAGATGCAGAAGAACTAATGGAAATGCATCAAAAAGAAAAAGATCTTATGGATCAATATGGAATTAAATCTGCTTATCAGCCTTTTGGTAATAAACAGCCAGTTCCAGCTACAGGTTTTGAGGATGAAGATGATGAAAGTTAGGGCGTATGGGAAACGATTGCCTAAAATCGTGGGGTTATCTATTACTGGTGGGAGAGGATAGCACTTATGCCAAATAAAGATTTAATAACAACTAACGAGGTAAACGAAATGGATGATATTAATATTGAAAATACCATTTCTGAAACTGAAGAAGTTGAAAATACTGAAATAGAGGAAGTGCAAACTGAATCTGAAGAAGTAGAGACAACTGAACCAGAGGAAATGGTAGTTGAAGTTGAA